CAGCCGTTCGGTTCCCATTGATCAAATCCAATCACTTAGCAAAGAAGAACTTGATGGCTTTCACTCAGAACTGAAAGCGACCATTGCTTCTATTGACGAGGCGCTGTCCAAGGCGTCGGTGAAGCAGGAGGCTTCTGGGGTGCCGTTCAGCTCAGCCTGGATGCACCGCATCACCACCAAGAAGCGCATTGCGTTGAAGTTTGCGGCCGAGGTGAATTCGGCCAAGAGCGGCGGATCCGCGCAAGATCAGCTCAACCAGTACAACAAAATCTTTAAGGTAAAGTTTCGTGAAATTCTTGGCAAGGAATTTTCGGAGGAAGAACTTCGAGAGATTGAGCTCGAAGCTGTTGACGCTGCTCGCAAGGAGTACGACGCTTGGATTGCCAAGACTGGACAGAAGCTCTGGTACGTCCCATGAACCAAGAATCGATCGAGGCCGCTTTCAAGGAGTGGTGGGAAGAGTCCTACGGCCGCGCCCCCGGGACTCACGCTGTGATGACCCATGTGGGATTCGCCGCATACCTACTGCGGCTGCTGGAGTTGATGCGGGAAGCCTGATGCAAGGCAACCAGTTCTGGTATCACATGTCGTGCGACTTGGCGCGGGCGCTGCGACAGGCGGCGCAAGCCAGTCCGACGCCGGCGTTCGAGTGGCTGCAGTTGCTGGACAGGTTCAATTCGAGCAACGACCACGTCGAGTTGCGCCTGGCCTTGCGCAATGATGTATCCTTATTGCATCCGCTGCTTCGAGCAGGAGTGTTCTCCGTCGAGCACGTCCTAAGCCTTGAATTTGATGATTTGTTACTGATGGACCAAATCGGTCCCACAAGGGCCCATAGAATCATCGAGCTTTGCACTGCTTACAGCAATGGAGCTTCATGATTTAGCTATTCGACTATTTGCTATTTGGGGTTTATTTGCGTTGATTATTCTTGTCCTATCTAAAATGTTGCCATGACTATTGAAGAAGCGAAGACTGCCAAGGCAGCTCTCGAGGTCACAATTCAAAATGCTCTGGATCAGTTTCTGAAGACCACCGGCTGCAAGGTGAGCAGCCTTGATCTGCAAGCATGCAGCACCGTGGCCGGCGTCTACCGCTACATCGTGGGCGTGGAGGTGCGGCTATGACCCAGCAATGGGAAACAGATGCAGGACGCTGGCCAGATGCCATCCTCGAGCTTCGAGCCAGGGTCGAAGCGTTAGAGGCTCCGCAGCAGCAGTCTGAGCCGATCGACGAGGAAGAGAACGACCGCCGCTTTCATGCGTGCATGGAACTGATCCGCAACGCCACACCGGAGCAGATCCGTGCGGCAGCAGGGTTGCCCGAACGCAAAACATCGAAGGTCTATGAGATCAACGAGCCGCTGCAACTGACGCCGGAGCAAGCGCAGCAGGTCAGGGACCTACTGGCACCAAACTCCAAGCCAATTCCTAACAATCGCCAAATCAGGAGTTCGCTGGTGGAGCGGGTGCAGCGAAGCATCGACAAAGCCTATGAAATCGACCTAGGCACGGAGGCGGAAGAAGCCCGTGCTGCAATCCGTGAAGTGGCGGCGCACCTAAAAGATTGCGGCGATCTAAGCGGCTTTGCACTAGGCCGCTGGCTTGAGCAGGAGGCCGACCGATGACCCCCACTGAAGCTGGCTTCGACGGCGCCAAGGGATTCAGGATGCCCCACCACGGCGAGAACTACAGGATCCACCTGAAACGCGGCAAACAGTCACCCAGCGACTACCCCAAACACGACTTCCGCGAGCAGCTGATCTGGTACTACCCCGACGATCAACCCGCTCGCCTGCTCTGGTGCAACGCCGAACAGCAGTGGTTTGAGCTGACCTTCACCCCCATCGACAAACTATGACCACCTCAAGCCCCATCACCCCACCGCCGGAGCTGGTACAGCAGTGGGGGCACGATGCAAACCTGTTAGGCGTGCCACACAACGATGAAAACTGGGCGTACGAACAGCACATCGCCAACCGCGCCGCCCAATGGGGCGCCGACCAGGAGCTGGAGGCGTGCCTAAGGCTGGTTGAAATTGACGCTGGTGAGGATGCTTATGACTTTGCTCGCTACATCCGCGCCGCCCGCCGCCCCAAGCCGCCGAGCTTGAAGGAAAGATTGTCAAAGGCAATCGTCGATGGAGACGAAAGAGAGGCATTGAAACTTCTGGAGCAGCTCGATGCCTGAACCAACAATGGACAACAAAGTTATTTTTCAACAAAACTCTCCTGATGGAATGGAAGAGGTCATCCATTTTGACAAAGAAGGCTTCCACTATCGGGGTCAATTCATTGCTGATGCTGGTGAAGCCCACCGCTTGATGGTGGAGTTCCTCAGGCAGCAGACCGAGCCCAAACCATCAAGCCTAAAGCAACAAGCGCTTGCCAGAGTGACAGAGCTAGAGAGCGACGAGCCTAGGTACAGGACTGGACTTGCTGAAATCCGACGCGCCCTGGAGGCCCTACCCAATGACTGACTTCCGAGCGTTGTGCGCTGAGCTTCATGCCGCGTTCAACACATACGCTGTTGATGAGGCGCACCACGATTTGCTTGTCCGCGCCCGCGCCGCCCTGGCTGAGCCCGAGGAGCAGGAGCCGACGGATGAAGAGTTAGTTGAACTTTTTAACGACAACGACTGGAACTACATCAGCCTAGAAACTTTCCTTAACATTGCTCGTTCTGTACTGGAGTTACGATGACTAACCTCTCCCCCACCGCGCAGGTGGTGCTGGATGCCGTGCGTTACGAGGTAGAGGCCGAGTGCTATTCACCGTGGATTGCTGCCGCTGCCCTGCGAGCTGCTGCAGATCAGGTGGTGCCAGATGAACCAGCTCCGACAGGCATGAGGCCAGCAGGGGATGTGTACTCCTGCCGAGAGATACGACGTGGGCAGCGACAAGAAACACGAAGCCAACTCCTCGCCATCGCCGCCGAGCTGGAGGGTGCGCAATGACTGACTTTCGTGCGCTGTCCGTCGAGCTGCTCGACTGCCTCGAGAAAGCCGACTGGCCCCCTCGTTATCGGGTGGTGTTCCAGCAGTGGGTCGACATCGCCAGTGCAGCGCTTGCTGAGCCCTCCCCGGCCAGCACAGCAATCCTGGAGGCGTTCCACGAGCAGCAAAGCACCAGCAAGGCTCTGGCCGCTGCGCTGACCGCACTGGCGGTCCGCATCAAGGGTGCCGACGGTATCCGCCAAGACATTTTCGACATCGTCAACGAATTGAACAATGACGCCATTCACTCCTGATGCTTTTATTAGCATTTCAAGCAACGGCGGCAACATCGGTCGCTTTTTCTGGGCCAATAAGGCTTCTTATATGCTAGAGTTATGGGGCACTGATGGCTTTTACGAATCCAACACCTATGACATTCCAGGTGACTGCGCTTTTATTACCACTGAAAACGATTGGCATTGCTGGTTAATGAGATGAAAGCAACTGAATTCATGTCTGACATCGCAAAAGTGATTACGTTCAAGCAGCGTCTTTTCTTCGCGCTGCTCGGCTTCCTTTCCCTACTTTTTCCGGGCTTTGTATTTGTAACGATATTGCGTGCCATTGCACAGGCCGTCAAAAAATTTACAAAAGACGACGCCGAATTCGTCGCATTCTTCTCTGATCTTTGCGAATCATGAGCAAACAGCTTTTTGTTGCTTCTGTTACATACGAAGCCTATGTTTGGGCTGATAGCGAGGACATCGCGGAAGATTTCGTTGATGAAATCGTTTCTATCGAAAAACCCGATGTCGCCGCAACGCCAGTGAAGGGCAACCCCCTTGGCTGGTCCAAGGACTGCCTGGTCTACTCCGACACGGGCGAAGACATCATGCTGGGATCGATCGCTTGATCGATGGGGTTTCCATGTCGCTTTTGTGGTGGCCATACCCGTGTCATCCACACCGAACAGCGCCTTGAGGGCGCCCACCGCTGGCTTCGGTGTCTTGACTGCGATCAGACGACCAGGACGATCGAGGAATACTTCCCCCGCAAGCCAGGGCCCAAGCGCGGCTCCAGGCGCCCTGGCACCGGCCCGAAGGGGTCCCAGCATGCCAGCGCTGTGCTCAACGAGGACAACGTGCGCCAGATGCGGCAATTGCGCCGAGAAGGGGCGTCGGTGCAGGAAATCGCTCAGCGATTTGGCATGAGCCGCGATCACACCAGCAGAATTCTTAACAGAAAACTATGGAAACATGTGCCCTAAAACACATTGCGCACTCATTCAGCCATGGCATCCTGTGCGCGGCCACGCAGCTCACTTCATGCAGCCCTTCTATTTTGCTATTCCTTCAACATCTGTAATAGATTTTGTTTATGCAGAATCACCACTGAAAGCTCGTAATGCGGCCGAATCAGAATACCCAAACCAATGCCTGGTCGGATTTTCGGCTGTTGCCAGAGACGCAGCAGCATATCTCGCAAAGGACGCAAAACGCGCTGAAGCGTGGCGGATACGATACCGCTCAGCAGATCATGCTGGCCAGCGGCAGCGATCTGATGAAGATTCGCAACTTCGGTCCGCTGTCACTGACTGAGGTGGCAAACTGGCGCGAGGCGCTGATGCAGCAGGACGATCTCCTGTTTCAGCAGTGCCTGAAGGCAGTGATTGCTGCCATGGATCAGACGGAGTCGATCACGTCTGAAAAGCGGGCCCGCGCAGCGATGAGAGCTATCTGGCAGCTCATTGCAGACGGTCCATTTACGGCATGCCGTATCCGACAATTACTCATTTCAAATGCCTGAATTTATGTCTTTCATTTGGCAAGAACATACAGAAGAGAATCAGCCACTATTCGGTGATGGCATTTCTCGACCGAAGCCAACCGACAGAACCAAGCCCTTTAAGGTGATCGTCCGCGTCCCGGGTGCGCTTCCGATGACCTGGACAACGCCGGCTCCGAATCCTAACGCAGCAATCTCCTATGCAAAAGCCCGGTGGCCTCATGCAAACATTTCCTTGCCATCCAAGGACTGAACAGGTTAAGGCTGATTTTTTAGATTTTCTTTACGAACAATCTGGTCGCACGAACATGCTTTACAGCGGACTCTGGCAAGAGTTCTGCCTGCAATGCGGTCTTGAGGCCAGGCAAGCATGGTCTGAACAATGATTATTGGACTCTATTCTCCTGCCGCGCAATCTGGTAAAACCACGGTTGCGCAAGAAATTCAAAAGCGTGGCTACAAGGTAAATTCATTTGCCCAGCCGCTCAAGGATATGCTCGGCGCCATGCTGAAAAGCATGGGCTATTCAGAAGATGCTATCCACCATTACGTTTACGTCGACAAAGAGGCTTTGATTCCAGAATTCAAGGTTTCTGCTCGGCACATGCTCCGCACCCTCGGCACCGAGTGGGGGCGCACCTGCGTGTCGCCCTCGATGTGGATCGATCACTGGCTTGCCCGGGTCAGTCGATGCAACTTCACAGTTGTTGATGATGTTCGCTTCGTGAACGAAGCTGAACTGATCCGCACCCTTGGTGGGCAAATCTGGCGCATTGTTAGGCCTGGTGTGATGCGGAACACAACGCACGCATCAGAAGGCGGTCTTGATGAATGGCCTTATTTCACTCATGAGATAATCAATGGAGGAACTCTTGAGGAATTACTAAGTGCCATCCCTGAGATACCACTCGGGCCGAATGGTGTTGCTCCCGGCCGGGGATCAGTGGATTGTCCGCTTGAAGGTGGGTAAACAGGTCGTGGAGCTTCCCCTGTCAGCACGCGAGCTGCCCACGGCGATCGCTGAAGCCGAGCAGCTCTATGCAGACGCCAAGACCATCACCAACGGGCGTCCGACCTGTCAGCAATGCACTCACTGGGAGTTTGTGGCCGGTGAGTGCTCATTGGGATTCCCGGAAGGCAGGCGCTCTGGTGGGAGATGCGCCCACGAATGCTCAGCGTTCTGGCTGGCCTGACGCCTCATCCAGGCCAGCACCCGCAAGGCTCTGGGGATGCTCCAGTATTTCTGCTGCGTCCACCATGCCCAGACCGGCTGATGGCCTTTGTTGCCGTTGCAACGCTTGCATGCGGGCACCAGGTTGTATTTCACGGTCAATCCACCGTTCAGCCTTGGCACTACGTGATCGAGCGTGTCGGCATAGTTGCCGCAATACGCGCAATTGTGCCCCCAAGCCTCAAAGATTGAATGCCGAAAGCGCTGCTTACTTGCACGCTTGGGGATCAGCTCTGCTTCCTGAATCGCGTGATCCATCGTCATCGTCCAGAGGCAGCAGCGTGTTCTCTATCTCGATGTCAATTATTTTTTCATTCGATCGAAGATATTCCTCGATCCGAGCACAAAGATTTCCAGCCAATTCTTCTTCATCGACATCGGACTCGATGATTAAGCGAGCCTTTACATCGACCAGATGGACTGACATGGTTCCGTGCCCTCCGAGGGAACTCTAGGGGGCGAGACGTGCCTTGCCCAGGCGATGTTTCGTGTAATAGGCAGCAATTTCTGGCGCCCATTCCTGAATGCAAGGCCAAAGCAATTGCGAGAACTGCACTATTTCGTGCTGAGCGTCGGCCTTGCCCCTGAGATCCATAAAATGCAGTGCCGATCGCAAGTTGAAGCTGACAACGAAATCCTGCCTGATCGCGTAGGGAATCATGTCTCTGGCGTGCTCCTCGGACATCCCTCGCTCCATTGCATTGCAAAATGCAACAGCAGCCTCGAGCAAAATAAAGCTATCGACCTTGCGCTGGTCCTCGGTGTACTGATAGGACTTGCCTTTGCGATCATGATACTCGCCGGCAGGTCGAAGATAGAATACGTCTTCGATTTTTCGCCTGCCTTCGGCTAGATCGATGATCCTCTTGCCGGTGTACCGTCCCGACTGCACGTCAAAGCTGACGCCCACGCGATGGGTGCGGGCCTGCTGCATCACCGAATGCGGGAACCCGGCCACGGCCAGGCTGATCTGCGGATGCTCTAGGCATCCGTAGTGCCCTCGCTCGCCGGCTAACAGTCGCTTGACCGCAATCTCACCGGACAGCCGCTCGCTGGGTGGATCGAGGCAATCGATCACCGAATCCTCGCTGTAGTCCTGGTGCAATGCCAGCCACACAAGCTGTTGCGGGCTTTCGGTGGCACGGAGCGTTTTAACGCGGAATCGTGAGTCCATTTCAACCACGGCTCGGCTGAACGCTCTTGTCCATGTTGTAGCGGCCAGTCTGCGAGTAATCACGCAGCGGCGCCGACAGCATTAGCTCGAACTTCATCTGTCCGATTTTCATGCCGTGCCACAGCTTCACCGGGTGCAACTGGCGCAGGCAATGCAGTTCCATTGTCAGTCGGCTGCCATACCACCCGGCATCGCAATAGCCGCAAAGCGCGTGACTGATGCCCTCGCGGCCACGGCTTGACTTCAGGACGAACTGGGCACAGATGTCGTTCGGCAGGTTGAAGGTCTCGATCGTCTCGGCCAGGATGAACTGCCCTGGCTGTAGGTAGAAAGGATCCTCCTTGGTGGTGTGCGCAATCGACACCGCTCTGAGCTCGTCGTCGACGGCATCCTCGACCATGATCGTGGGCCCAAGCCGAACATCCAGGCTGGCCGGGTTGATCAAGTTCGGATCGTAATCTTCAACCATTCCATAGATTTGACAATAGCGGGCAATTTCGTGGTCAGGTAAGATCATGAGTCTTTTGATTCCAGCGAATTATGGCATATCGATACCAAGTTCGTCCATGATTTGCGCTGTCATTTCGTAATGTTTCTGTTCGACAGCGCCCGCCTTGTGTCCAGTCGTGGCAAGGGCCAGCTCGACCTCCAGGTGGGCGATCCGCTTGAGAGATTCCATAAGCGTCCTCTCTAGGATGAACACCTGGCGAATCAAGGTGGCGGTCAAGTCCAGCAATTGCTGCGGATCCTTCAATCCGTGTTCCCGAGTCGACCGAACCATGAGCTCGCACTCGAGTTGAACACCTACCGGCAATTCAGGAATCATGGACGACGCCAGCAGCATGCCTCAATCTACTCGACCGTATATCGAGGAACGTATCGAGCACGACGGTTCTGTTTCGTATTGCGTCCACGGGCGCGGAATGATGTTCTGCCACCGAGACCGATGGCAGGCAGACGTGAAATTGCATTACATGCAGTGGTCAGTCAGTAGTCCCAGCGCACCCTAGGGCGCCCCTTTCGTATTCCAAGATGCACAAAGCCCTTGGGGGCACCATAGCCAAGGCTATACGCCCAATTCCTGTCGCACCATTCTTGCACTTTGTAAATGTCTGCACCATCGATATAAAAATCAACAGCTCCAACGCTTGGTGCGTCGTAGAGGTGCTCTGAGCTGCTCGCGCCGCCAACGGCCCGGTTCACGGCCGGGGGCCTGTATCCCGAGGTGATGATGATCGGCTTGCCACCGAACGCAATCCGCACTCGCTCGAGGAACGTAGCCAGCTCGGCGGCCGTGTCCACCTGATGCTGGTGGTCGAATCGCCGAGCCTCCTGCCCGAGCGCGAATTCGCCAAGGGTGATGTGCGGCGTGATCCGTGCGGTGAACGGGCTGCTGGGCGACAGCTTTGCCGGTTGCTGTTGCATCTCCGGGAGCCCCCACAGCCGGCCCTCGGCCTGTCGCCGCCGCAACAGGCCAGCTTCGACGCTGGTGCCGGGGTTGCGATACAACAGCATCGCTGCTGGCACCCCTGCCCAGTCCTTCTCTTTCAGGCGCTTGCTGATCGTCTCAAACCCAGCAGCGCCATAAAACCCGCTGCCGAGGTTGTAAGCGAAGCTGATCAGGGCAGACTGCTTGTCTTCAGACATCGCGTTCCAGAACGGAACAGTCGCCCGGAGCTTCTCGACAATGCGCTCGATCTCAAGATCAAGGAGCTTGCTGGCTTCGATGACGGTGATCTTGTCGCCGCGCTGCACCTTGCGGCCATCGCTGTACCTGGTGGTGCCATAGCCGATGGTCCAGGGATCACCGCCGCTGAGTGGGTCTGGGTAGGCCGATAGATGGCAGCCCTCAAATTCTTTGATAAGTTTTGCTGCAGATTCGTAATTATGCAACTTGCCGCCTTGCTGCCAGGTTTTGTACCAGGCTTGGTCCCTATTCAAAATTGCAGGCGCAACCTTTAATAGTTCCGCTTCCAATTCAGAGATAGCAGCCATTTGATGTGGCGTGCCATGCTTGTAGTACCGAAAAAGTTCGATCAATTTGACCATGGTGACTTAATGCTCATGGGACCACCCAGCAGCCGGCTCTCGCCAGTCTGCAGCTCATCATTCACCGGTTCATGAGTGATGACTGGCTGTGGCTCCGCCGGCTGGGCGGCGTGCCAATCTGCCTCAGCTTGATCGATCTTGGCCGGCAGGGTCAGCTCAAACCACCACCGGCGCCAACCGATTTCTAGCGCTTTTTTGCCTTTAGCAGATTCAGGATTTGAAACACCAATTGAATGATGCTGTTGCTTTTGAGGGGCGACAAGGCAATCAGCTCGCTGGCAGCAGCGACACAAACCCAGAAAGCTGGATGGTTCAGAAAATCCACGATTGCTACCGTGTTGTGGTACTTCTATCGTAGCCGGTTGATCTGGTTGCGCTGGCTACATTGAATCCACTGCGGCCCAGCGATGGTTCAACCGGGCGATGAAATAAATTTTTTTGATACAAGGGCTAAAAAGGCTCGGTACAAGCAACATGTCTTAAATTTTTGGAACAATCAGTGCGCTTATTGCAAAGAGCCCCTTGGTCGCTCTGGAACGCTTGATCACATTGTGCCTCGCTCCAAGGGAGGCGAAACAGTTCGATCCAATCTGGTGGCATGCTGCTACTCATGCAACACCAGAAAAGGATCGCTGTCAGAATGGAGGGAATGGTTTAGGGCCCAAGATTTTTGGACCCAAGATGCAGAAGACGCTTTAGACTTGTGGCTCAACGGCTAAGCTCTAGCTTTAGAATACGTTGACCCTGATCATCCACCCTGTCCTCAAGCGCCGTAATTTGCTTTTCAAATCGAGCTTGGCTTTGCAGTAGGTCGTCCAATCGTGACGGTACTGTGTAAACCAGATAGCCGATGCCACCCATGGTGGCACCAGCTCCAATCACAATCAATCCAGCCAGCGCTTCCTGCCGAACGGAGCGCCAAAATCCAGGTTGCGCGTCCATGGCAGGCAGCAATGGCAGCAGTCAGTCTACCGACCCTGCCCCGCTGGCTTTGTCACGCCCACGGCCCCACAGAGGTGTTGGCACCGGACGCGCCGATGGGCCAGATGGCGAAGTAGGAGCCAGCGACGGTTGAGTAGGCTCCGCCGGGGGCAGCACTCAGTGTGTACTGCGGAATGAACGTGCCACCTGCGTTAATGCTGACCGTGCCAGATGAGAACCAAAAAATCGATCTGAGTGCAGTGCCAGCTGTTCCTCCTATGCCCAAAGCCGCTGTGCCTGTAGTCGCAAAAGCGTTTGGGACCGTCGAAACCAACGGTAGCGCAACTGTTCTATCTGTAGAGGTTCCTATGTGGAGGATATTGTTAATTGTTGCGGTTCCACCAAAAAGAATACTAAGAGAATGAGTGGTGCCGCCCGTGCTTTTTGTTACTGCGCATTTATATTCAAATGCATATACCGTTCCTGCCGCGAGCGTGACGCCAACACCAAATACAGACTGCGCTGTGTTGACATTGCTACCAACGTAGTCGCTATTCAGCCGATAAAACATCATCGACGGCGACACGCCACGGCTGACAGGCGTGGTATACAGAACCTTGCCGTCGTACTCGACTGCACCAGCTGTTGCTGATGTCAGGTTGGTGCCGGACTGAAAGGTAAGTGGCGCCAGAGATGTGGTGCCGGCCGCCAGCGTCAGGTTGCTGGTCAGCGTGCCGCCAGAGAATCCGCCTGCCGCGCTCCATGTGGGTACGGCACCAGCACCAGCAGAAGTCAGCACTTGGCCGCTGGTACCGGCTGCTCCATTCAGCAGCAGTGCGGCTTTTAGGTTCGGGGATGTGAGAAACTCACGAGCCATCAGCCAAGCACCACCACGCGGTAGGCGTTAGAAGCCGGGGCGGTGGCGAACACCACAGCAACAGCGTTCACGCTCGTGCGCTGCACGTCCACTTCAACGTCGTCGTACTCGCCGGAGTTGGGGTAAACGCGCACCACTACGTCTCGTGTGTCGAGATTGTGTGTCACGGTGTAGGTAGTAGCACTGCCGTCACCGACGTTGCTTGATACCTTCCGCAAACGGCCGGACCAGTTGGCCAGCTTCAGCGGGGTGACAATGCGGGCGTCATCGGTGCCGGCGTCAACCTCGGCCTGGGTGGCAATTTCAGCAATGCCGGCGGTTGTTTCGCTAGCGGCTGGCGATGAAGAACCAAAGGATGTAAATATGACGTTGCTGCTATCAATTGTGCCATTGACTTGCGTCTGCCGCCAAGTTGTTCCAGCGTCGGTGCCTTCCTCGACCGTAAGCACCGCCTGCTCTAGCTCAGCGAACGTGCTGGCGTCCAGCGAGCGGGTCAGCGCTGTCGATGCGCCGTTCCAGACGTAGATGCCGTTCTGGGTCTGCGTGGATTGGTTGCGGACCAACACCCGGTCCTGGCTGGCCATGGTGATGCCATCAATCGTTGAGCCTGGGCTGCTCAGATTGATGCTGCTCTGGGTGCCAACGCGGGCGCTGTCCTTCCAAGCCAGTCCTTCGATGGCACTATCGACGTAGCTCTTGGGGACGGCATCGCCCGCCGCAGTGGGGGCAGGGACGTTGACAACTTTCGACGTGCTCTGCAGGTCGATGTCGGTAAAGAACTTCCGTGCCATGTCAGATCAGGCGAGCGAGGCCAGCAGAGGCTGGATTCAGTGTAACAACAGTTTGATTCACGGAGGGATGTGCCACTTCGCCGTCAATCTCCTGGCTGCCGGCATCAAGGAGTTCCACTGAGGGCCTGTAGCCGAGGTTGTGGTTGATTGTCCATACTGTTGCTGGTGCGACTTGCTCAAATTGATAGGCTGCGCCGCCCGCTGGGCCTTGGGGACCAGCCGTTAGGGCCGTCACCGTTGACGTAACCGGAACGGTGACAACAGTGGTGCCGCCATTTTCCGTTACAACGATCGTATTATCAACAGATGTGATGTTGACGGTTGTCATGCTGTATATCCCTCGGAGGCGTAAATGATCCCTTCTAGGTAATATTCCTTCAAGCCGCTGGTATTTGTCAGCAGTACGTCGTAATACGCTTCACTCGGAAATAGCGCTGTCTGGTCGTCAGTCAGTGAAATGGCAATCGTGCCAGTGCTTCTATTGGTATAGGTGACGGTGAAGTCGGCGTATTTTGTGGTGCGGCCTTGGTTCCAGGCTTGCGCTGCTGCGATCCAGCCGGTCAGATTGATGGGTGTGTTGTTGCTGTCCTTGAACTGCAGCTGGACGCTGTAATCCGCCCGACGCTGCAGCGAGATGTTGTAGGTGCCGGGTTGGATGGCCATGTCAATGCACCTCTCAGGTCATGTTAGCCAAGCTGGCCTCAAGAGCCTCGACACGGCCGATGGTTTCTTGCAGAGCGCTGGTCAGGACTGCGATCAGGTTGCCTTCTGCGATGCCGTAGAACTGTTCCTCGGGTGCCAGCTCGGTGCCGTCGGCGTCGTTGATGGCCGGGCGGGTGTTCTCCTTGATGATGCTGCCGAGCCAGGGCTTGTCCGCCAAGACCTCTTGGATCTCCTGTGCGATGAAGCCAACCTGCTCGCCGCTGGGGAAGTTGTGAGCCTCCCGGACCAGAATCTCATCGCCGTTATCATCCAGTTTGGTGATGGGCTGTTGAGGTTTCCAGGTGAAACTGACAGGACGCAGCGACTTGACTAGATCAAAGCAGCCGTTGAGTGTGGCGACGTTTTCCTTGTATCTGGCGTCCGATGTTGCAATCGTTGAGCTGGTAGCGAAGATCTGGCTGTTGACCTGCAGCTTGTAGGTACCGTTATCTGATGTATATCCGATCAGCAGTTCTTGCTCGCGGTTAATCCGCATTGCCTCGGTCAGGGTCGAGGCGCCGTCCTGAGTTGTCAGGAAAGACATCGAACTCGGCATGTCGCCAGAGCCGATTACTCCATCAGTCGAAGCGGTGATGCGCGCTGCTTGGATAAAGTTGGTGCCGTCGTTGGCTACGAAAGCCAGGTGCCCCATGGCTTCAGGTGAGCCAGGGAAGATGGTGTTAGAGCCTATGGCTGAGCCGCCGCTGCGACCAATCCACAAGGTCGGCGCAAAACCAGACGCGGAGTTGTTGATGATTGACATCCCCGCATTGGTGTAATCATTAATCGCAGATTCGATCTGAACCAGCGGGGTTTCGTTGTTTGCACCAAAGCGCACATTGGTGCGGGGGCTCGCCGTACCAATCAGGAACCGACCGGATGCGTCTGTTTCAATGCGGGCCGAGCCACCAGTGGCGATGCTGACGCGATCACTGCCGGGGCTGAAGATGCCGGTATTGAGGTCGCCGGTAAAGGTAAGGCCGGGAGTGCTGGCGCTACCTAAGGCGGCGGCAAAGGTCGAGCCAGTGGCCAGGAATCCCAGGTTTGCCGTGTCAAGGGTGCCAACCGTCACCCATGCGCTGTTGGCGCCGTTGCGAATTTTGAGCAGACCTGCGCTGGTGTCCGCCCACAGCATGTAGGCGTAGGTCGTCGAAGGCGCCGTGGCGCCACTGTTTAAGCTGACGATGGCCGCCAGTGCCGTGTTCAGGTCAGAGCGGACAGCAGCACCAGTGCCGTTGGCGATGACGTAATCGTGCTGAGCCATGAACCGGCCTGTTTTACTGCTACTTTAACTCCCGCGCCCGAAGCCAACAGCTGTCCACAGAAAATCGCGGCTCACTGCGGTGCCTGCGCTATTGCGGAAGGTGACATCAAAGCCGGTGCGGCTGACGCTCGAGACATTGACGTAATCGCCTGTTGCCAAGTTCTGAGCGACAATGCCGACGCTCGGCAGGCTGGTGTTAACGCCACCTAAGGAAGCGGTGCCCGTGAAGAACGGTTTGTCAAAGGTGATCGACTTTGTGCCGGCGCCGCTGCTGACGGCAACAGCAGACTGCTCGGACCGCCGCTGGAAGGTGGCTTCGTAGCCAAGCTGATCAACGAGAATGTTCTGGGCTGGGTCGTTGCTGAGCAGTTCAGCTTTGAACTGAAAAGCGCGACCGCCAAAGGTGCCGTTAACGAACTCCTGCCACGCGGACCAGGTTGGTGTGCCAGCGGGATCGTCGGGGGTTTTGCGGACGTAAAGCTTGGCGTTCACTTTGTCTACGACTGCACCGTCGAAGTCTTCCCAAGAATCGACCAGGCCGGTGCGGCTGTCGATCGGGTCGCTGGGGTAAAAGCCGGTTGTAACAAAGAAACGCTTTAGGTCGATGGAGTACGACGCACCAAGGTCGAGTGTGTTGGCGAACTCGTAGGTGCCCGACGATTGGATGTTGCCGGTGAAGTCCATGGCAACGATGGCGTCAAAGTCGGGCACGTCATCGAGAAACTCATCGCCGTCTAGCACCAGTGCGTCGTAGCCCTCGTCGTAAAAGACGTTTGTCTTGTTGCCTTGGAACGGCGGCGAGTCTGCATCTTCCCGGCGGCTTTGCACTAGGAAGTTGCCCAGAGCGTTGGGCAGATCCACGAGGACGCTGGCTTCGGAAACACTGTGCCTGCCGCCGCTATCTTCAAACTTGACCAGAATCTCGCCTTCCACCAAAGGCACAATGGCCTCGGTGTTGTAGCCGGCCACAGCGGGAATCAGGTCAACGCTGTTAGTCCACGAACCAGTGCCGTCGGTGATGTTGGTGTGTCTGATCTGAACCTTGCCGCCAACGCGGACATCCAAATCAACAGTTGCGTCCCAACGAAGGCGGGCGCTGTTGCTGCTGATTGGCTCGATCGTCAGGTTTTGGACGTTGCCAGGCGGCGCGGTTTTGCCTGACAAGGAGAACGATGCAATGGCTGGGTTGCTGACGCCGCCGATGCTGTTGATCGATTGCACTTTGACCTGAAGCGTGCCGGCGTCAAGACCCTCGATGCGGATGCTGGGGGAATTGGTTTCCAGCTGAATCCAGTTGTTGTTGTTGAGTCGATAGATGACGCGATAGGACTGAACGCGCTGCAGCGGCGGGATCCAGCTCAGCTCAAATGCAGTGCGGACGTTTTGACCGTCAATGTATAAGTGCTCTGTGCCGGTCAGTCCTGTGGGTGACTGTGGCAAGGCGGAAAGGTTTGTAATGTCCCGCGTTTGCAGCTTCAGGTTGGATTCAATCGAGGCATAGATGCTGCTGTTGTATGCCAGTGCAGTCACGCCGTAGATGCCGTCCTCGGCCTCGGCAACACTGACGACACGGAACTGCTGGGTTTGCAGGCCGGTGTCTTGGATGATCCAAATGCTCTGGGCGTTAGGTGCCTCGCTGAAAGCAGTGCTGACCGTAACGACACCAGCAATCAAGCTGCTGATGGTGCGAGTTTCAGCCAGGCCGGTGGGCAGCAGGACGCTGATCGTGGGCGAACTGCCAAGCGTGATGCCGGTGGCGTTGTCGAGGGTGACCGCAGTTGTCGTTGCTGTCTTGATTCGGCCGCCGCGCCGTGACCCGGCCTTCATCGGATCAGCTACATCGATCACCATGCCAGGACGCAGCACGATGCCCGAGTCGATCGACACTGAGAAGGTGACGGTCTCAGTCAGGTTTTGCTCGGACAGCAGCGCCCACTTGCCGGCGCGGTGCGCCTGCCCTTGCGAATAGCAGCCGACTGCCTTGATGTCCTTGTTGATGATGCCGTACTTGGCGACGGCTGCCGCATCCTCGACGTACTCATAGGACACCTCGCCCAGGTTGTCGTAGTCCTGGTAAGCGACAGTTGCCGTGGTGTGCCGTGCTTTTTGCGATGAGCCGCTGTAGTTGAACAGCCCATCGACCACATTGGCCGGGGTCAGCAGATACTGCGGATCCGATGGCTTATCCTGCAGCACCACCATGGCACCCGCGCCGTAGTAGGCGATGCCACGGAACAGCGCGACGAACTCCTGGATGACGTTATAAACCTCGTCCCTGCTGTTGATCAGAACGTTGCAACTGAACCGGGGCTCCAGGCCACCACGGCCGTTGCTGACTAGCTCGTTGCAGTATTGGCTGATTGCGTAAAAGTCGTAGCGGTCAAGGCTGGTGGATGGAATGCCAGCGCCATAGCGGGTGTTGGTCAGCAAATCCCACAGGCACCAAGCTGGGTCGTTGGTCCAGGTGGCAGCGCCGAAGGTGCCATCCCAGACGCCGGCATAGGTGACGCGGCCGAGGTAAGTGGTCGTATCAACGGTCGCATTGCTGGGCAGTTGCACCTTGATGCCGCGCACCAGATACTTGCGGGCTGGGATGCCCTTGAACTGGCGAGAGTCGAAGCGGAGGAAAGCTAGGGCGCTGTTGGGGTAGCGAAACTTCTCGTCAATGATCTCGGTATAACTGAACCAAAAAGTGCGGTTTTGCCTGCGGGCGCTGCTTTCGTCTGGACTGATGCGTTCCAGCCTGATGTCAACGGGGAACGCACCGCTCAGGTTGATGATGTAATCGCGCTGGTAGGCGTTGGTGGTCTTGCCGCTGATCGTGTCCTCGAAGACAGTCGTGTAGCCGCCGCCGTTGTACTGCACCCTGCAACGGATGCTGACGCTGTGGCCAATGATGTCGCCGTCGTCCTCGATGATTTGCAGCGCTGGCACCTGCACCGTGATGCGGGCGCGATCCACGTCCGAGTCGTTGATCTGCCGGGTGACCGATGCAGCAGCCGTGATCTCGACGTTGACGGCCTGCTCTGACTCGATCCCGTTGGTGTTGGCGATATAACTCTGCGCCTGTGTACCAGTGCGGGTGACGACCGTGTAACCAGTAAAGTTGTCAGTGCCGCTGCTGCTTTGAACAGGAGTGCCGTCTAGGTAGATGCCCTGTACGCCGTTTTCGATGCCGTCGATCTCGCCTTCACTAATCAGGTCGAGGACGCTGGCGAATTGAACTGACTGCAGCGAATCATCAGCCTCGGAAGGCACTGACGTGGAGTTGGCTGGGCCACCCTTGCCACCGCCACCACCGCCACCACCAGCACCTTGAACCAACAGCAGATCTTCGATCATTTCAGTTGCGCCACGTCAAGGCCGCTGGACAGAACAGCCGAGCCAACGAAAGCGCGGCCATAAACGATCGGCACCGGCATCCCCTGCTGGCTGGTATTGACGATGCCGCTGAAGCTGAACGATTCCAAGCGTGCTGCCTCTTTGCCGCGCTCCAATCCGCTTATGGAGGGCTGAGGAGAAATCAATTCCGCTACCCCTCCCAAAATCAAGCTGGCACCGATACCGAACAGCGCATTGCTGATAAATGGCACCGTGGCACCTGCAGCAGCCGCACCACCAAACAAACCGCCAGCAGCACCAACACCAGCAAGCGCACCACCGAAACTGATGAATGACAGTGCCACTAGACCAATACCAGCCAAAATCCGTCCCGCACCACCAGCACCAGCCACCACCGGCGCAATGCTGAACACATCCCGCTCAGACCATGGCAACACGGCCACGCTGGCATCCTCTTGTGTGATGCGTTCCTTGCCGACGGTGACGCGGAAGCCCATTCCGGTCTGCTCAGAGTCGATCAGCCACTTGTCCAGGCCGGGGAAGTTGACGCACAGCGCTTTGATCGCCTGCGCGGGCGTGTCCACTTCAAACTCGAACCGGCACTGTCCGAGTCGCTTGCGGAGTGCGCCGTAGACCTTAACGACTTTCATGCCGCAGGACCAGGGCAGTGCTCTTCACATAGTAACCGCCATAAACGTCGCGGCTACTCAATCGCCCCTGCACATGATGCAGGATTTGCTGATCGCCCAGGTAGATCGCCGCGTGGTTGGGCAGGCCTGAGAACAGTTGCATCAGGATGGCATCGCCGTATTGCAGCTCCTCGAACGGCACTTGCCTGAATCCCTGCGAGCGGTAGCTGTCGAGGTACAGGTTCTCGCCGCGCTCCCAGAACCGATCACGCCGGTCGAAGTCCGCCAGCGTCAGCCCCCACTCGCGGCTATACCAGTCTCGCACCAGCGAGTAGCAATCGACGACGCCGAACACAAACTCGCGGCCGACGTATGGCAGCTCGAACGCTGCAGGCTCGCAGCCGCCCCATGCCTCCGTCTTGGGGTTGACGATTACCCACGGCAGGCCGCTGTTGTTGCAGCCGATCTGATCCGCTGCTGATGGGACAGGCTGCGTCACCGGGTGGCTATGAACCACAGCCACGATCTCGCCACGATCTTCGGCTGTTGCGTAGTCCACCGGATCGAGGACGAAATGTTCGTCGGGCGTAGCGGCGATGTTGCGGCACGGGTAATAGCGGCGCCGGCCTTTGACCACATGGATCAGGCCGCAACACTCGCGGGGATCTTCGGCCTGGGCGTGCGCCAGGATGTCGGCCTTGAGCGTGTCGGTCAGCTTCATCACTGGGTCAGGCCGGCACCAGGGAAGGAGCCGAACGGCAACTCCGCCGTGGCACCGAACCGCAGTTTGCAGCTTTCCACCCGTTTGCCGCAGGCATCCAGCGAAAGGCTGCCGACGGACTGGTCATTAACGTCCCAGTAGTTGCTGCCGGTGTAGCCGCACTCAGCACCCCTGTACTTCCACTGGCACACGTTGGCGATAATCTGCCGCTGGGGCAGCATGACGCCGGCTAGGTCAAACTTGCTGGCCAGCTCAAACTCGACCAGATCGCGGTTCTCGTTGGACTTGCGATCGACGTACCAGATCTCCGTCGGGAAGCGAGCATTAGGGTCGGCCGCCGCCTCGCCATCGAGAAACTTCTTCAGCGTGCGGATCCGCCGGACCGTGGCGCCGCCTAGGTCGTTGCCGGGCGTGGTCGCGTTGACCAGCAGCAGCAGCGCGGTCATATCACTGAAGACGTTGCTAATCCGCAGCGTTGGGCGTGGCAGGCTGCCAGAGCTGGTGTAGTCAAAGCCCGTCGCCTCAACTGGAAGCCTGAAGTAGGTGTTGCCGGCAAACACGATGCTGCCGGTGACGGCTGCGTTCACGCCGTTGTGCCAGTAGTAGGTGGTGCTGGCGCCATGCAGCGTGGTGTCAAGCTGAAGCTCGAACAGCTCGATGATCGCGTTCGGACCCAGGACTGCCAGCTCTTCGTAGACGCTGCTGATCGCTGCCCATGTGACGCCGCCATCAACGATCGTGCTGCCGATGTCTGTCGGCCATGCCGGTTGCGTGCTGGCACTGGTGCCGGCCACAGTGCAGCGGAACACCAGCCCGCTGGCCTGTGTGGTCGTGGCGCGGACAATGGCGCCGACTGCGTAGCTGGTGCTGGACTGCCAGGCTGCGTAGGCCATTAGGGCTCGAACACTTCCTCGAATGTAGCCGTAATGTTGTTGAAATTACAATTGACCAGGCTATTGTTCCACGCCTTGCAGACCCATTTGCCTGCATAGCCAGCCGGATCAGTCCAGTCGAATGACTCGACGCCGCCCCGGGCCCGGAGGAATCCAAGGATGTTGTCCCGCTCGGTGTCGGTGCGGTTCAAGAAGGTCAGTGACCATTTCTTCGGCTGCGTGTTCAGGCCATAAGCCAGGCGCTGCTCGTAGCCGTCACCAAACTTCACAGACCTAACTCGAGGCTGCTCCTCGAGCTCGGCACTGAAGCTTGCGATGTAGGTAAAGGTTGCCATCAGCGTGTGTTCGCAAGGAGCCCACCAGGCCGTTGCATCTTCACGATCTCAGCCTGCACAGCAGCACCGATGATGCGTCCCATCTGATTGGCGCCGGGACCATCGCCCTCGACAGCAGTTCCGCTGGCATCAACGCTGACATTCACAACCGTGCTGCCGCCACCGCTGCTGGACACACCCAGTCTGCCATCGGATCCGCGACGCAGCGGCAAAATCGCCTCCGGGCCCGCCTCGCCCATCAGGCCGATACCCTTGGCGAACGGGAACAGGGTCGGTCGATTGACCACACCGCCATAGGCGAATGGGACGATGCCGTTTTTGGCGTAGGCGTTGCCCATGGCGTTTGGCTTGAACAACCCACCAAGCAGACCGCCACCGGTACCAGTACCAGACATCACTCCAAACAGCGCCAGATTTATGGCCACATCTAAGAGCCTGTTCGCAATTGAATTGAGCAGGTCAGATGCCACCTGCTGCAGACTCTTTGTTCCGTCGATCGCTCCTTGAATCGCGCTTACGACTCCGTCCTTGATCGAAGTGCCAATGTCAGAATAGAGCTGCTTCATATCTTTTGCGGCCTGTGTTTGCTTCACAAGAGCGTCTTTCTGTGCGGCAAGAAGTTCTAATTGACGCCGCAATACAGGATCGAGGGTATCCCATCCGCCCAGGAATTCTTGCTTAAGTTGATCAAGAGTGCTCAATTCTTGGCCCATGCGCTGCAAATCTCGTATTTGCTTTTCTAAATCAGCAATCATTGGTCCGGCGACTTGACGGCTGGCGATCTGACGCACGTCGAGGGCGCCAAGGCCTTCAAATGCAGCCTGGCCAGCGACGCCGCCAATTTGCAGGGCTCGAGCACGACGCTTTGCGATGTCCTCGGTGATCTCCCGGGAAGCACGCTGAAGAGGAGTCTCGGTCGGACCAGCCACGCCACCGGGCCCGGTTACCTCTTTCAACAGAGCATCTGCTTCTTCTTTTAATTTCTTAACTGTTTTATTGAATTCTTGGCGAACAGTTTGTCCTTCGAGCTTGATAGCCTTCTGTTGCTCATCGTAAACTTTTTTGCTTACTTCTCCAAACTTCAAGCGCAAATCAAGCTGGGCCTGTTCATTGCGTAAAATTTCTTCTGCATTAAACAATGCGGCACCGGCTTTTGCCCATTCGGTTTCTGCTACTGACTCGTTTAAGCGACCTTGCTTTGCCAGAACTTCATTTTGAGCATTAAGCTGATTAAGCAATTCGTTGAACAAATCTTTTCTTTCGCGTGCGGCCGCCTTGTCATCGCGACCGCCGCCGCCAGCTCCCTGACGGAAGTTTGTTCTGCCACCGGAAAGGTCAAGCGCCGGTATTTCGGGCATCATTGCGCCAAGGCCGCTAAACGCCTGATCAATCGCGCCAGTAATTCCTGACGCAATTCCTTTTACGATTTTACCTTCATTAAAAGCTGCATCGATTCCAACGCCCAAGCCTGCAATAAGTGCGGCAATTGCCCCTGGCTTGCTTTTCAAGAAGCCTGCCGCGCCCGCAAGCAAATTAGCGGCAGTAAGAGCCCTTAAGGCCTTAATAAGCGCTCCTGTAACAGTAATAGCAGCTCTGGCGCCAGCAATGAATGCTCCGAACACTTGCAATCCAGCGAACACGACCAGTGAGCCCACCAGCCCATCCACAACCCCCTTGAGAATTCCCCCTTGCTGATAAGCCTTGCGGAAGCCATCCACCAAGGAAGGAAGCGCCCTGGCGATTGCGGTAAGAGCAGGTGTTATTGATACCAGGAAACCGGTAAATACTTCTTGCAACTGTGCGCCCAATGGCTGCAGTGCCTTGCCAACATTCAACCTCATATCGTTGAATGCAACATTTAATCGAGCGCCTGCATCTTCTGACGATTTTGCAATTTTTAATGCAGTCTGGCCGTACCTCCCTCCAGCCAGTTCTAAAAACTTCATCAAATCATTCAGGCCAACCTGCCCTTGCTCCAGTGCTTTTTGCAGTTCGGGGCCAGTTCTTCCAGTTGCCTGTGCAAACAACGTGAATGTACCAGGCAATCTTTCAGCAATTTGATTTAGTTCTTCAGCGCTAACCTTGCCTTTGGAGAATACCTGCGTCAATGCGAGCAATGCGCCATCAACTTGCTCGGCACCGCCACCAGTAGCCTTAATCGCTTCGGTCATAGACCTGAAGGCAAAAATAGAGTCATTAACATTGCCGCCGGCACCCAACACGGCAGCACTCAAGCGCGTCAAGCCTCTGGTGGCCTCTGTTTGTGGCACATTCAAATCTCTTGTGACCGATGCCGCAGCCGCGATCGCCCTGTTGTAATCATCTTGATTGCCGACAATTCCACGCAATGCAATTTGGAGCTTTCCAATTTGCGCTGCGTAGTCAGCAGTGCCCGCAATCTGCTGCCTGAACATTCCAAGCTGGGCGCCAGCGGCAGAGCCAGCAAATGCGCCGCCAACGATTCCTAAGCCCGGTATCGAAGCGCCAAGAGCAGCGCCGCCCAAGCCGCCCAGGAAGCCTTCAGGCCCGCCAAAAATGCCGCCAGAGATCACGGCGCCGGCAGTTTGCACCGCTTGGCCCGGTGTGATGCGACCACGACGGCGGCGATCTCGAGCCTCGAGTTGACGATCAAAAGCAGCAAGCTCATCATCAAAGGACTTTTGCCTAAGACGTCCTTCAAGATCTAGCCCTTCAAGCAGCTTTTCAATATGCAAATTATCGTATCTAGACTGTATTTCGGCTCGTTGAACGCGAGCGTTTTCGTAAATCTTATTTACATCATTCAGCGATCTTTCAATTGCCTCTTCCGCTCTACGAGCAGCTTCAGGGAAGGGCTCTGGACCGATCGGCCGTGCATATGCCTGCTCTTGAACGCGAATGCGATCTTGCGTGCGAGCGCCACGGGCGATCATTGCACCGGTGGCAGGATCTCGGAAGCCGCCAACACCAGGCGCCATCGGGCCCTGAGTGCGGTAGTACTCCTGGATCGTTTCCAGCTTTGCCGCTCGACGCTCTGCGCCAGCTTGAGCGATGTTCAGGCGATTGAAGGCTTCGGCGGTGCCAAGCAACTCAGTGCGCAGCTCACGCTGAACTGCTGCCATTTGCATCGAAACACGGGTGTAATCGGCGCTTCCCCTTTCAACGTTGTTAAGTTGCGCAGATAGCTCAGACAACTGCTGCTCGAGCGCTGCAGTTGTATTAGGCAGATCAGGCAGCCTTGATGGATCTGCATAGCCTGCAGTAAATTCACGGCTTTGATATGCGCGAAAGCCTGCAATAACATTTGCTCGACCGGTTCTTCCGGCCTGCGTCATCGACAAAAGCTGGATTCTTTCCAGTGTCTGCAGGTATTGCTCGGAGTCAAAACGCAATTCCGCCATGCCACGGCGAAGAATCGAGATCTGGCTTGCAAGACGCTCCGGTGTTGCGCCAAAGCCGGCGGTCAGCGTGCGACTGAACTGCTGGGCCTCGGTGGTGAGACCGGTCAGGCGGGTGCGAGCGGTCTCGATGTCTCTGCCGAGCTGAGCGAACGCGGACGACCCGGGCCTGGTCTGCTGCTGAAGGGCGCCAAATGCCTGAATCTGACGACGCAATGCATCTGCATTGCGCTCCGACGCAGACGTGGAGGCAAGAACGGCTTGCCGCTGCTGATCAATGGCGGCGGTAGTGCCGCGCATTTCAGTTTCAAGCCTATTTATGTCGTCGTTAAGCCTTCTATATGTCGCGCTATTGATGTCAGCCTGCGTCTTGAGGCCGCGCAATGCTTCAAGCTGACCCTTGATTAACTGTTCGCTGCGAGCCGAAGCATCGCTATATTCATTGATGCTTCGACGAACACGTTCGATAGCCGAAGTAGTAGGCCCATCAAGCGTCTTCTGCAGATCCTTGAAGGCGCTGCTGACCTTGTCGAGGCCCTGCAGACCTTCGATGCCAAGGCGGACCAGGATGTCGGTGATCTGCCTAGGCGCCATCCTTGTTCTCCTTGGCGAGCTCGGTGAGAGCGGCTGCTTCCATTACCCGCAGCCCCTCCATCATCTCGAGGCGATCATCCACCGAGTATAGATCCAACAAACCGCCTGGCATCAGAAGCACCTCGTATTTCAGCCCGAGATAGCCTGCCATTGTGGTATTCCATTGTGTTTGCATTCGTAAAAACATCATCACGGTATCCCAGTTCTCGTCCCACACCTCAAATTGTTCTTCTTTGTACTCCTCCGGCTCTGCAGGGAGAACAATGCCAAATGCGGCAGCATCCTCCCCGCTTTTATCTTCTACACGCTTGCCGCCTTTCGTCCAAAAAATGGCGGCCTCTTTTAGTTTCCCGCTTTTGCTCCATCAAAAGTTTCGGTATATGCTTTAAGCACACCCCGAATCCAATAAGGATCGTCAGAGAATTCTTTCAGCGCTTCCATCGAGAACGGCACTTCCTTGCCGTCTTCGTCGGTGATTCCGTCCCATCCAAGCACTACAGACTTGAGGAGCTGCAGGTCGCCCTTTTCGGACAGCTTGCTGAACTCGCTGCGTCCAAGGCGCTTAAATACAACGTCAAACGTACTGGAATCGAAGGTGCCCCCGTCGCTGGGCTCTTCGACGGTAACGGGCCATTTGAAAGTCTTGACCTTTTTGCGGACAAACGCCATTGATTGGAAGGCACTGCTCACCAATCATACACGCAATAAAAAAGGGGCGACCATGGCGCCGCCCCTCTTGAATTGGCCTGCCTGCCGAATCAAGTATAAACAATGCTGAATTCGTCATTACCGCTTGTGCTAGGCACAGCAGTGTAAGGAATGTTCAGCATGTGAATGCCGTCCTGATCGCTGTAGGACACGTCGCCAATATCGATCTTAGTGGAGGCGAAATCGACGATGTTCCCAGCAGTCTGACCGTGCTGGAACAGCAGGTTGCCCAGAGTGCCATCGGTCAGAGCAGCAGTGAAGTAGTTCTTGGTGGCCATGGTGACGGCCTCGAGAACCACGGTGCCAGTGGCAGCGCGATCGGTCAGAAGCACCTCTTTGGTGCAGCCGACGAGCTCGCGATACACCAGAGTGTTGCCCATGTCGAACGTTACAGACTGCAAACAGCCGGCATAGGACAGCAATTGGAAGTCTGTGGTGTTTCCGTTCTTGAACACCAGAGGAGTGGCCTGGTTGGCATAGGTCACGGCCGGCAGAGCGGTGTCTGTCGGTGTGTTGTAAATGCCAGTGAAGGTGAAATCGATCGTTGGAATCTGGCCAACAGTCCCGTTAATGGTGAAAGTTCCACGAGCACCGGTAACCTTATGCAGGACACCATCAATGTTGTAATAGATGGTTGCGCTGCTAAAGGAAGAGCTCACTGGGGCGTAGGTGACGCTTGTGGTAGCGACGATCGTCTCGCTCAGGCCGCAAGCCTTCAGGGCCTTGCCATAGCGAGGAGCGGTGCCAGCGGTGCCAGACCCGGCCAATTCCACACTGAAGGTGCATTCCACCCGGGTGTTGGCTAGGAGCTGCTCCGATGCGCCCATGTAAGGGCGAATCAGATCGCGGCTGACAACGTCACTCTGCAGAGGAGTGATGTTCAGATCCCTCACCAGCACCGCGTCGGCGCCGTCTGGAGTCGGATCCGTCCCGTAGGTCGATTCCGTCTCCAGCAGAATCAGACGCTTGCGAGTCAGAAGAGCCATTGGAAATTACCTCTTGGGTTTCAGGGGGAGCGGTCCGTTCAACAAGGACGCGGACGCCAGTTTCGGGATCAAGGATGTAGGAGCCACCCTGCCCATGGAACTCATCAATCATGGTAGTCGCCTCAGGTTGAAAGATCGCCCACTGAAGTGCGGTAACGAACAATGTAAATAGAAAAGATAACACCAACCGGTTGGTCGGCATCTTGCATTGTGAATTCTGTTTCTCCGGGCTGAACGTCAATTGCTAATCCACCAAGAGTGAGATCAGCCATGATGGCGGAATGAGCTGCGGCAATAACTGGATCTGCGAGTTGATCGGGAATCTCTCCGCGAACAATCACAGCAACCCTTACTTGCATCGAGTGATCGAGCGTCGGCAGTGAGGTGTTCTGCTCGACGTCGTTGCGCACTGGCTCGACAATCACCGCTGGAGACTCGCCCCGAGTCAGCGGCGTCACCCTGCTGCGATAAACAGTTGCATCAAGGCGACTGGATCGAGCTAGGACCGCCCGTATGGCTTCAAGAATTTTTTCACGTTTAGTCGACATTAGGAAACTTCAGATGCAAGAATGCGAGCACGTTTCAGGGTGATGTTTTGTGCACCACTATGATTAGCAATCATCAAAGAAATTTCATCATTTGCGGCCATGCTGATCATCCAACTTGTAACTAGCTTGGCCTCTGCGCCAGCGCTTCCAGTGAAAGCGCGGCATTCTGTCTCGTTAATAGCAGTACCATTCTTTGCCAGTTTAATTCCTAAAATTTGATTGTTATTTGCGGTAGCGTCAATGCTGCCGTAAAATCGCATTAACTGGGTAGCGCCGCTAGTGTTTTTTAATCCAAAAAGATCACTTGACCCGAGAGACATGCCAAAGGCTGTTGTGTTGTCAAATGTAGCTGTCAATCCAGTTGTCTTGTAGACCCCCTGAGTTAATCCACTTATTGTTCCATCGGTCATTTTACTTGCCTGCCCTCTGACAGCAAAAGAAGTAAGGTAATAAGGTAAATCATTCCAAGAGCTGACGCCGTTGCCCACTTTAAAACTGCGGGTATCGCTTTCAATCCCTACCTCGCCATCAAGCAAAATTGGATTCACCGATGTCCAGACGGCGGCCTGATCATGCCGCAACTGAAACCGAGAGATGCTGCTCATGCCCCGCCACCACTGAGAACGTTGCCATCAATGTAATCGGTGCCGGCGGATCCTCCATCGATGACTGGATTCAGTTGCTCAATGCCCAGATCATCGATTTCTGCATCGGCTCCATTACTATTCATAACGGTACTAGTCACTGATGTTTGAACGTCCACGTCTCTTTGCAGGCTTATCTGAACAAATACTCCATCGTGAACCAATTGCGTAGCGCGAACCGTATACGGAACGCCGTTAACGCTGACTTGCGATCCATAAAGCAAATGCCCAAACTCTGACGCCGCACAAGTCAGCGTATAGTCCGTCGTAATAATCTGATTGTCAATGATCATTTCGCTCGGCATATCAAAAATGCCGACGCCAGAAATGGCGCCACTGACAACAGTGACGCCAAAATCTGCCATATAAATAGCAGGATCGTCTACGATCACTGATACTTCTTGGCGCCGAAACCGGTAACCGAAATGATCGAGCTAGCGGTGCCAGTCTCGGTGTGGATGTTCACGCGCACATAACGCTTCACATCGTCTTTCGAGATGGTCACGGAGCCGAGATATGCCGCGTTGGCAATGTCGGTAAAAGCACCGCCGGTGATGGCTTCGTAGCCACTGCCACTCGCGTCGCTGTGCTCCAGGCGCACCGAGAAGCCAGCAGAAGCGCCAGCGGCCGTTGCCTGCATCACGAACACGACGTCGCCGTCATAGCCCATCAGATCCACACCACTGCCGGCGCCGGTGGCCGTCACGGTTGCGGGGGCATAAGCGCTGAAGTGCTGCAGCGCTTCAAAATTGCGTTGGCTCAGAGCCATGGATCAGTCCTCCTGGGAAAGTGGTTTGATGGTGCGACGCACAGCAGGCTTCTTCACCTCTGGTGCGGGCATGGGGCAAACAGGCTCTGGAGGCGCAGGTGCCTCGCAGCGCACAGCTCGACTGAGGCCAACCAAGAGCTGGCCTTCACTCTCGGAGAGGTCGAGCACCTCACCGGTTGCCCGGGAGGTGCCGCGAACCATCACGTCAGTGGTCAGCTTGAACCAGCTCATCAGGCGTTGCCGGAGCCGAACACGAAAGCACCGGGGTTGCGAACACCGAAGTCCACATCCTGGAAAGCCACGATGCGAGTGGTACCCTTGGTGCTGTTGCTGTAGGGATCGACGGTGATGTCGACGCCGGACCAGAAGCCGAAGATGGCCTGGCTGAAGTCGCCGAAGATCACGTTCGAGCCGATCAGCTGGTTCGACACGCGAGCGCCG